CCTGCTGCCTTGTTGTAAACGTCTATGACCTTTTGGTCTTCTGGGTTCTTGTTACTGTCCTCAACCATGTAGAGGTCATCCATGATGCGCTCGTAGCGCTTCTCCATACTACCAAGGTAGGCATCCGTTGCGATGGCGAGCTCTTCGTTTAACTTGCCCGGCTCAAATCCATCTTCTTCATCTGCCCTTTGGAAAAATCTGTCCACCGTTCCTCGAAGCTCATTGACCAACTCTGTTCGCTCCCTTGGAGCAAGACTGGCAACTGCTTTAGCCCTTTCGAGCTTGGAGCGCCCGCCAGTAGACGTGATAGGATTGGCTGCAACGGACATCAATTTTTCAACATAGTCGTTGGCGTCGCCATCGGGTCGCTTGGCCTTCTCTTCATCCTCCATCTTTTCAATAAGCCCGCCAGGGGTGTTGAGAACACGACCTCGGACTAATTCGCTGCTCGCTCTAGTTGAACCTCGTGCCATTTGCTCTTGGGGTATGTCTACCCCTACTAATTTGTCAACAACAAAAAAGGGCATCCGTTAAGATGCCCATTGAGGGAGAGAACCAGTCCTCCGCTTACTTGATTTCGTTAGAGACGATGTAAGCGACGGCAGCCTGCTCAAACAAGAAATCCGAGAAGGTGGTGTTAGCCATCACTTCGGGGCGCTCCGTGAGCTCCTGGGCGTAGACCTTCTTGGCTTCCTTCATCTCCGTAGCGGTCCAGCCAGCCTTGATGAGGTTGCCTTCGTCGTCACCCGCCACCGGGACATTAGGGTCTTTCTTGGCCATAGTCTTACTTCTTGAAGTTCTTGATGGCGAGGCCAGCCTTGTCAGCCACGGCTTCCGTCTTTTGGACGAGAGCTTCGGCTTTCTTGGCGTTGTTTCTGAAGACGAGAGCACCGGCGATAAAGCCGATGACAAGACCTATGATGAGCGTAATCATTGTGTTTTATTGGGTTGGTTAAAATTACATGTCGATGGCAACGTCGGTAGACACGCCTTCGATTTTGTTTCTGCTTGCGGCCTTCATTCTGTCGGCAGTTTTCTTCGCAACTGCGGGATTAAGAATAGTGTTAGGAGTATTGTCTACTGCCGGTGTGCTGTCAGGCACCTTGCCGTTTTCATCACGCAGGCCAAGCGTAGCGATGACCTGGTCGGCGCTCTTCGAGCGACGGTCAGCAACAGGATGCTGGAAGAAGTATGCTTCCTTCTCCTCATTACGCAGACGCACGAAATGCTGGTGAGCTTCTTGTGCATCCGTTTTTAGGTAAGCCGTTGCAACAGGCTTCCCACTCTTCATTTCAATGACAATAGCGAACTTATGACTCATAGTGAGGCAAGGATGCCTTGGCCGACTGTTGTGTCAACAGGGATTTTTAGTCGGTAATCTCGCCGCCGGCAGCGTTGCGAGTCACGCCAAAGGCGTCAACAAAAGTGCCAGAAACTTTGGTCGGGACCAAAGACTTTGTAGGCATCGCTTCAAGGTAAAGGTAGCAAGGACCACCCGCGCCATCCTGCTGGGCAAAGTCTGCTTGAGCAGCTTCGGCAGAGGTGTATGCGTAGAGGTGTTGCTGACCTGTGCCAGCGTTAGTGACCAGGAAGGAAATTGCTTTGGGACCAGAAAGGCTCATAGTGTCATTGGGCTGTTGTCAACTTGTGAATTAGTGAGCCTATGTAACGGGCACAAAAAAAGACCCCATCCGAAGATGAGGTCTTGTTGGAGCGGCTTATGCCGCTTCGCTTACGAGGCGATAATCTTGGTGAGGCAAGAAGCGTTACCGACAGTCACACCGTAAAGGATGGACATCGAGAGCTTCTGCTCGCCAGCGTCACCATCATACCACTCACGAACCTGGATGGAGAGGCCGGACTCCGCATCAGTAGCGGTAGCGACGTTACCATACCAATTGGTCGGGGTAGCAGGGAGACGAGCCGCGATAAGGATGGCTTCCGGCGAGACAGCAATACCCTTGAGGTTGTTGTCGAGAACCGAGAAGTCGATGCCGTTAACAGTGCCCATCGAGCCATTAGGCAGCGCCGTATACTGGTTCACCTCGAAGCCGTGGATACGGGGGAGGAGATTTTCAGTCAGAGGAGCGTTAGTGCCCGAAGCATACTGCGCCTGGATGCTGTTATCCTTGGCGAGGGATGTGTAGAGGGAAGGACGAACGATGAGCGTGCGGCCAGCCATCGGGACGTTGGCATCCGTCAGGGACTGCGAGATGTCAGCGACAGCGTCAGCATCGAAAGCAGCGACGGTACCATTGTAACCGGTAGCCGAGAAGTTGCCGTTCGTAGCAAGTAGGAACACGTCATCCATAACCGCCTTGACGACAGCGTGAGCTGCCGGGCGGATAAAGGTGCGACGCAGGACGTCGTAGCCACCCTTGGCGACTTCGCCATCAGAGAAGCCCATCACGAAGCCCTTATGCTTGTCGAGGGTAACAGTCTTGGCGGTAGAGGCGACGTTCGAGCGAACATAGCCAGAAGAACCAATGTTGGTAGCCGCAACGCCAGAGGCGATACGGGTGGTGACAGACTCGCCACGCTGGAGGATGTCGCCACCAAAGTCCGTAGTGAACTTGTTGACGAGGGGGAATTGAGCAAGAAGCGTTGTAAGCGAGTCCTGCGCGATGACTTGGAGGTTAATGCCTCCCAGAGTATTTGCCATAGGTTATTTTATATTTGAGGGTTAAAGTGTTCTGCTTGGAAAGTTGTCAACTTATGCCGTTTCCTTCGGCTTGCGTTCAAGGCCAGCTGCGGTGCGACCAGCAGCGTCATCGCCTGCTCGGTAGACTGTGCCGGTTTCAGCAAAGGCGTTGTTGACGGCCTGAATGGTCGTGCGGTTGTAGCCAGCCTTCGACATGTCGGCTTCAAGGCGCTTGGCGAGGGGCGAACCAGCAGGGATACGGATAACGCCGTCCTTGCCCATCAGACGATAGGCCGCAGCACGGATTTCCTTGTTCGGGATAGCCTTCGGGTTGATGGAGAAGCCGTTCACGTTACCAGCCTTATCCATACGGATACCACGGAGAGCGGGAGGAAGGGTGACGCTAATCACGCCATCCTTTTGGTTCTTGGTCACGTCCACACGAGTGCGGGCGATGACATAGTTCATCTTGCCAACTTGGACAGACTGAACACCGCCAGGACCCACGCTAACCGTAGCGTTAGGAGCATTGGTAGTTGTGCCGTCCGGCTTGATGATAGAGACGCCTTCACCACCAAAGCGACCATTCTGAACGAGAATAGAGCCGTCTTCGGCCTGGGCAATACCACGGGAAGTAGTGCCAAGAGCGTCAGCGAGCTTTTCGCCCGACACCTTGATGTCACCGCCGCCAGCGTTCTGCGTGCGACCAATGGCTTCTGTGACGTCGCCACCGCCTGCGACAGCGCGGTTAGCAGCGTTCACTTCAGCGTCACGACGGACACCGCCTGTGCCACCAGCATAACCTGTGGCGTATGTGGAAGCTCCTGCTCCGTAAGTAGGCATATTAGTATTTGGGTTAGTGGTTAGATTAAGCGCGAGGACGGCCCTTGAGGTTCGCGGCGGCGGCGCGGCTGATAGCAGCGGCGTTCGTCTTGAAGAACTTGTTCTGCTCACGCTTGTCGGCGATGGCTTCAAACTGGGCGAGGAACTCGGAGTCGGTCTTCGGGGCTTCGCTCTGCATCTCGGCGTTAACCGGTTCAGAAGCGGAAGCGGCGACAATCTTAGCGGCCTTGGCCTCTAGGGTGTTGTCCGCGGCTTCTGCCTTGGCGAGCTTGCTCATCATGGCTTCAAACTTGGCTTGGAGTTGGGCGATAGCGGTGAGCGCTTCGTCCTTGGCCTTCGTTTCAAAGGCGAGGGTTTCGCCCTGCTTGGCGAGCTGTGCTTCAACGACTTGCTTGGCCTTGGCGACCGTAGCGAGGCGTTCCACAGCGACGTCCACAACGGAGTCGAGGGAGGCAGAGGCGAGCGGAGCAAGGTCACCAACCGCAGTTGTGTTACCCTTGGTCGGAGCGCAGCCGTCTTCGTGAACCTTGGTGTCATCGGCACAGTTGTCCTTTGCCTTCTTGCCCTTCTTGGCGTCCTTCTTTTCTAGGGTAGACTCTTCGTCGTCCTGGTCAGGCTGACCAACAACGTCCTGCTTGTTCATACCGGGGAGGGAGTTTGCGGCCTTCTTGGACTTGGCAGCCTTTTCTTCGTCCACAATCTGCTGAAGGTATTCCATCAGGGCAGGCGGGATTTCGTCAGAGTTTTCAGAGCTGTGCTTGGCAGCGATGGCTTCAAGAGCGAGCTCAGAAGCCTTCTTTGCGCCCTTGCCCGGCTTCGATAGGGTTGTCTCGTGTTCATGTTCTTCGCCTTCGTTCTTCTGAACGTCAGGGGACTCCATGATTTCTTCCACGTCGGTTTCGCCCTTCTTGGAGGCCTTGGAAGCAAGCTTCTTGTTAAGCGTAGGAGAGGTCGTGTTGTCCTCGTTCACGTTGTTCTTGTTCGGGTCAAGACCCGGCTGAGGGATAACGTCGCCGAAATCCTTCTTCTCTTCCTTGAGGGGAGACTTGAGGTTTGAGTCGGCCTTCTTCGCCTTGGCCTTGCAAGCCTGGCGGTATTCCTTGAGCATTTCAAGCTCGTCTTCGGTCAGACCTTCAGACTCTTCGTCGCAATAGGTGGCCTTGGCAGCCTTCTTGCCCTTCGACTGCTGGGACGGACGATGAAGACCAGCTTCCTTTTCCGTTTCTTCGCAGTCTTCGGCTTCGGACTCTTCGCGCTCTTCAATCTTTTCCTTAATAAAGTCAGGCATTTCAGCCTTCTTGCCCTTCTTGCCGGCGTCACGATGCTGCTTTTCAGCAGGGGTGTTGCCTTCTTCACCGTCTTCCACGCGCTGCTTCACGTATTCGTTGAGGTCGGCCTTCGAGGCGGCTTCCTTACCCACCTTAGTGGCATAGGCAATTGCAGCGTCGGTCTTGGCAGAAAGTTCTTTCATCGCCTTGGCGGTCAGTTCGCGCTCGGCGAGCAGTTCACCCAGCTTGGCGATAACCAAGGGGTCAACAGCGACCGGCTCGGAAGCCTTCGGGGAAGATAGGCTCGACTCGATTTCGGCGAGGCGCTTGGAGATGGTATCCTTCTCCAGGGCGAGGGCCGAAACCTGTTCGGAGAGGGCGAGGGTCTGCTTGGAGGCTTCAATGGCCTCCTTGAGCTGCTGTTCAACGGACTTGGTATTGCTCATAATGAGTGTGATGTTAGTGTTTATGAAATGTCAACCAATGAAGCTCCCACCCTCAAACGACATAGGCATCGCAGGCTGGGAATACATCTGGGGTAAAGTGGTTCGCTGGGCGTGGCGACGAGTGGACTTAATGTCCTCAACAAGGGCTTCAAAGGAGTCTACGACCCCGGTGGTCAGACCACGCTGTGCCGCCTTGTCTCCGTAGAACGACTGCCCTTGTAGGTCTGCTAGTTGGGCGTAGAGGCGAACAGCCTGGACGTCCCGGATGAACCGAGCGTGCAGCTCGTCAACTTCGTCCTGAAGGGAATTAATTTGGTCAGGGGAGAGCGAGGTGCCCTCCACGCCGGCCGCCTTATACTTGCCGGATTTGATAACCACGACCTCCTTGCCCTCCTTCTCGAACTTCTTGCGCTCGTCGGTCATCGTGATGTAGACACCGCAGGCACCTATGGAGGCGCTAGAGGTCGCTACAAAGCGTTTGCACTGCGAGGCTATCCAGAACGCAGCCGAACCGCAATCAGAGTCTGTAAAGGAAATGGTCGGCTTATCGAAGCCGCGGATTTGCTTGGCAAGCTCTTCAAGACCGGTCGTAGAACCGCCACCTGAGTCTACCCGTAGGACCACCTCAAACACCGTGTCGTCTTTATCCCAGGCCTTGAGGGTGTCCGAGATGACGTCGATGTCCGCGCAACCAAGCATGGCCTCTAGAGGGCTAAGGCACTTGCCGATGACCCCCTTCACCGGAATAATCCCGATGCCGTCACGAATGTATGGGCGGGATGCCGTAGCAATTCCCGAAGCCATAGCTTGTAGGTCCATATCATCATCGTCCGCTTGAGGGACAAAACGCTTCGCCTTTGGACCGACCTCTTGCTTCTCTGCCTTGGGCGTCATGTATGCCGAGAGCTGGTAAGCAATTTCCGGATTGGACATAATAGTGTCCGCGCCCTTCAGGAACGCCTGAACCTTGAGTGGGTCAATAAGGAGGGGTCGTCCAGCCTTCAGGGCGTAAGTTAGGTCGCTTCTAATCATCGAGAGAATGGCTGTTCCCGATTACGGGAAAGGCCGGGATTTTGTTTTGGCAGGGTGTCAACAGAGGTTTCCATCTGCGACGCCGGCTCGGCGGCTGGAGTTCTCTGCGGAGGGGAGAGTTGTGGTTCGCTGTTCGTGAGCGCGTCGCCAGGCATTTGGTCCGCAGGCTGACCCATGATTTGGTCAATAGGAACAATCTGCGGCTGACCATCTGGACCTGGCATAACCACACCCAACGCTCCTTCAGGGATTGTGTTCGGAGCAGGCGCAGCACCACCCGCGCCGCCCTGACCGCCAGAAGGCGACTTACGCCAAAGCTTGTCCTCGGGGACACCGGTTTCCTTCGACACTCTCTGAATGTAGGCAAAGTCTCTTGCCGACTTGCGGATGGTCTTCTCGAAACCATAGCCACGCGCCCCAAAGTCATCAGACGGCGGGATGCGTCCCATGTCCAGGTCAGCGCGTTCATTCGCACCTTCTCGGCCAGCATCCACAGTCACCGACTTGCAACACACCCACTCTGTCTTCCACCAATTACGTGCATTAGGTATATTCTTGCGGTCAATCATAAGCCCGCACCAAAATTGGAAGTAGTCCTGGAGGAAGCGATTGATGAGCACCGTCTGGCGATGCGAGAAGAAGCGTCCTGCCTTCGCTACCACGAGGCGAACAGCACTCCCGCCTGCACGAGTTGGGTCTGCCACGAACTCGTAAGGTAGGCCGCCCATAATGGAGTCGCGGCGCAAATGGTCGATGAAGCCGGCGAAAGCTGCTGAAGGACGTGCTGAAGCGTAAGAGACAAGGGACTCATTGTTTTGGAGAACGGCGGTCACACCACCAAGGATGCGGTTAAGTGAGTCTGGGTCGGTATTAGCGGTAGCGGAATTGCCCTCGCCCAAGGGCTGACCAAGGCCCAAGTCCCCAGAGTCCATCCGGGTGTCCTCGACCTTTAGGATGCGGCTTGTGCGGGAGTTGTCCTTAACTGCGACCTTCTCCATAGCCAGGAGGTCCATCTCGTCGCGCATGTGATTTATCGCATGCTGATGCGGAGGGAACGCTCGGCTCTGCGAGGCGTATTCAACATCGTAGATGTGCATCATCGATGCCGCCTTAATAGGTTCGTATTTGCCGTCCCCTTGCTTGACGTAGTAGAAGGTTGGTCTGCCCAGCTTGTCGAAACGGATGCCGTCAAAGATGTCCGGGAGAGACATGCCATCTGGCGGTGTCTCCACTCGGTGAGCTTCAATAATTTGGAACTTAGGCTGCCCCTTCTTATCCTTGCACTTGATGACAAAGATTTCGCCGTCTCGGTCCAGGGCCTCACAGATAATGAACAAGCTCTCCACCATCGAGAAGCGGCCAGACACCTCTGGGCGGATGCACTCCTGCTCCCACTCGGCTTCCACCAAGTTCTGCCAATCGTAGTCGCCACCCAAGCACTGAAGACCGATGCCCTCCCCAATGGAGTAGATGGCCGTGTCCTTAATCATCTGTTTGTATAGGCCGTTGTTCTTTTCTAGCCAGCGGGAAAGGCGAACCATCTCACGACGAGTAGCCCCCGTCATCTCCATCCGGAAGTCCGTCGGCTGCGGCGCGTCAATGCGCGTGCGGTGGACGGAGTAGCGGGTAGACTCAAACGCCCCCTGATAAGCCTTTGGCTTCAGGAGGTTAGACAGAGACATGCGGACCCGGTCAACGAGTCCTGGCTTCTTCGGTTCGGGAGGCATCAGCGGTCAACCAAGCGGTTGTAATTCGTGTAGAGGCCCCTGACTCTGCCATCGAGCTTCTGGAGAGCGTAGTTAGCCTCCTGGAGCATCTGTTGCGGTGGTAGGGCAAAGGACTTGCTGGCGTTCGTGGCCCCATCTCCGTAACTCATGATGGTCTTGCCCTCCAGTATAAGCTGGACGGCCTTGTCACGGATTGCCTCGACTGTTTCACGAGGAAGTCCGACAAATAGTCCGTTGGCTGGCATCGTGCTTTTGGCACGCTGTCAACGGGCTATCGGTAATTCGTTCACAAAGGGAATGGTTCGCTGTATGACCCCTTTAACCCCATTGTAGGACGACCCGTGGGTCTTCCGCACATTGATGCCGCCTCTCTCGATGCGCGGTCTTTCATCAGCCGAACCAAAAGTAAAGGAGCTCCAGGACTTTTGTAGGCGGGAGTCCCCGACCACGCTGTCTGTCCTGGCATCTTGGCTTGCTTGTTTCCAAAGAGGTTGCCCTCCGGTGTGGAACCGACGCCCCGCATCTCCCCAGGTTTGGACCCCGGTAATTGCTTGAGCGACGTGTTAGTAGCAAGTCGCAGCACCACCCTGCTGTCGCAGGGCAAAGTGATTTCGTCCACCGCTTACTACCCTTTTGTAGGGGGTCATGAAGTTTCTGCTATCACGGCAGACCCATCGGGCTTCATCTGGTTTCTCTGCGTTGATTACTCGCATACGCTTCCCAAATCGAAGTGGACGAAAAATTAAATGTTGGGGGTGGCTATCGAAGACCACCATTTCCCTGGGCGACCCCAAGGTTTGCGTTCGTTAGCCCTGCTACGAGCTGATTAGTTTATCAGCCGCCGAACGCCCAAAGGTTTTCAAAAGAACTAAAAGTGTTGTGGACTGCTGTTTGAGCTTTGTCAACATTTATTTTACCCAAGCGTTTTGGAACGAAATGAGTAAGGATAATGGGGTGGGGCCTGGATGGTAGGTCAAGTCGCCGAGGAGGAGTCGAACCTCCGTCCCCGAGTCTTTTCAGGAGACCTGGGTCTTGCGAACCAAGCCACCGCCAATCAAGGCGGCTTCCAAGGACAGCACCACGCTACGGCTGTAAAGTATTCGGCAACCGACAGCACTCCCTTGTCTCCCCCGCGGCTTATTGCGGTTTCTATCCAGGAGCTCCGTGTCAGAGTTGTGGACCTTTCGGCTACCCACGCCTGTTGCCCGCCAACTTCCAGACGTCCCACGAAAAAGGTGGGCAATCCCTGGTGCAAGAATACTCCCTGTGTAGACAGGGCTTGTCTGGTTCGCTTGCGGCACTTTTCAGATGCCGACGGTTGATAGGCCGTCCCTCCTTGCGGAGCTGTGCGAGCAGTTTGCGTGGCGTTGAAATGTCAGAAGAACAGAAAGTGGTGGACAAGGCGGGAATTGAACCCGCAACTTTCACGGAGTCGCCCTTCGTGGGGGCTTCTCTTGCCTTTCCGTTCGCGCCACGATAGCGTTACTAGGTCAGATAACTCGACCATTGAGTATCTTGTCCATAAAGGGTGCCGCAGGATACCTTTCGGTATCATTATATTCGTCATAGTCGCATCTATTGGTTCACGGTTAAATCCCTTGCGAGATACAGTCTCCTTCAGTCGCCTTATGCCCTTGCAAGAGCGATAAGACTTTTTTTGGAGGTCAGTGGAACCGATGCACTACACTCGAACAGCCGGCGGCATAAAGTGGTTCAATCCAGCGACTCCCCTTTTTTTCACCTTCCCTGTCCCTTGCGGGCATCGGGTCGTTCTTTGGGGCGATAACTGCGGGTAGATGGT